GATGATTAAATATATATTTTGTATTTATAGATATTGCCTAGTGTATATATTTATGTGATTGAGAGAATCCCAACTTGTTGATTAATCGGGAACTACTAAACACCGCTGATTTTAACTTTTTTGATTTGATGTGAGTTAAAATGAAGCAAGCCGAGCGAGCAGCTGTAACTGCGTTTGAGTTCGGTTTAAAAGCGCACCCATTTATTTGAGTGTGCTTTTTTTTATGCCTGTAATTAAGATTAAATCCATATCCTAGATTTAATCTTTTTTTATGCCATTGCAAAATGTTTCAGATTATCTTAATTTTAATAAAAAATAGGATAACCTCAACAGATGCCAACTAATACAGAACGTTTAGAAGCACTCAAAGAAGCTATTTATTCGGGTGCAACATCTATTCAACTTGACGGGCAGACAGTCACCTATAGAAGTTTATCAGAAATGGAACGTATTGCATTGAAGCTAGAAAAAGAAATAAGCGGAATTGATACGCGTCCAAGAATCGCAAGCATGTCATCCACATTGAGGAATCAATAACATGGGCTTATTTAGTGGCCTGTGGGGTGGCAAAGATTATAATTCTCTCAAGAGTGGCGACCGCAAACCATTGAGAACCAAAACTGGCACTAGTGAAATGCACTTAGGTCAGAGCGCAAGAAAAGGTGCTATTGGTAATACGCGTGATTTACGGAGAAATTTCGCGGTCGCCGCTTGGGGGATTCGTAAGCATTTAGATTATGTTTCAGACTTTAGATTTAAATCAATGGGCGATGATGATCAGCTTAAGAAGTACTTGACTACAAAGTTTACCGAGTGGTCAAATAAATCTAACTTCGATCAGAGTGGTAGATTCAACTTAAATAAAGCTGTTCGATTGATGGAAGCATCAAGAACAGTTGACGGTGATGTATTCGCATATAAGCTAAGAAATGGGCGAGTTCAACTTATCGAAGCTGATAGAGTTAAGAACATGCCTAAAGAAGGCGAGACTACACCAAAGAATAAAAGTTGGGTCCAAGGTTTATTAATCAATGATGCCACACAGAAGGTCGAGAAGATAAGAGTAGGTAAGCGCGACAAAAACGGCTCAGTTTCTTTTTTAGCTGATGTTAATAAGCGAGATATGTTACACTTAGCTTATGTCGAGAGGATAGATCAATGGCGTGGTATTAGCCCAATCTTATCAGCCATGAGTATTTTTCAAGACCAAGCAGAAGCAAGTGAATATGCCTTAGCAAAGCTTAAAATATCTCAGTTGTTCGGGATTGCTTTCCATCGTGACGGCACGGAGTCACTAGGCGACATGACAAACAGCGGAACAAGCTTAAGTGATATTGTAGATCCCGCAGATGTTAATCCTGCCGGCTATGACGTTAATCTAGGTAAAGGACCTTTTCAATTAGATTTAGATCCCGGTGATAAGGTTGACTTGTTAGAGAGTCAGAACCCAAGCACCCAAGCACAAGGCTATATGTTAATGATGATTGAAATGGCTTTAAAATGCCTTGATTTCCCTGTTAGCTTTTATGATGAATCACGAGCCAATTTCGCGGGCGCAGTTAAAGCGGACCAGTCTTATGAGAAAAGTACCAAGAGTAAGAAAGCGGAAATTAGAGAGTTCCTAGAGTCTTGGTTTATGTGGAAAATAGACTGGGCAATTCTCAATGGTGATTCGTACCTAGCAGAACAAAAGAAAAATATATCTTTTGAATTTGTGTCTGCGGGTCTTCCTTGGTTCGATAATCTTAAAGAATCCAAAGCAGTTAAAGAGAAGCTATCTATGGGCTTAACTAATCCGCAGTCAGTAGCGAAACAGCTTGGCGTGGATTATGAAGAGAATATAAAAGAGATTGCAGAAGCTAAAAGAATTGCCGAGCAGTATGGCGTTTCTGTGAACTTTGGTGCAGAGGATCAAGAAGAGTTCAAAGAAGAACCAATATTTAAAGAGGATAGAAAATAAATGGATATTAAAATTTTTGGACAAGTCGGTGGGTTGGGCTTTGATGTTGATAAAATAGTAAGCGAGATAAACGGATCTAATGAGGAAATCAACATCCACATGATGAGCGTGGGTGGCACTGCTATTTATGGCTTGTCAATTTTTGACGCATTAAAGGCAAGTAAACAACAAACAAACGCATTTATTTATGGCTTTGCATATTCTGCTGGATCAGTTATTTGCGCGGGTTGTGATCACGTTTCAATGTCTGACGTGGGTTCACTTATGATTCATGAAGTACATGGTGCAAGCGAAGAGATAAACGACTTTTTAACACAAAGATCAATCGCAGCCTATCACATTAAGACCGGTATAGCAAAAGAAGAGCTAGCCGAAATGATGTCAAAAGACTTTTTTATTAATGCCGATGATGCTTTAAGCATGGGCTTTATTGATGAGAAAATGGATTTCAAACAAGCAGTTGCTTATGCGGATCTTTTTAATATAGAAAACAAAAAAGAGGTAAAAACTATGTCAGAAACTGACGAAGTAAAAGCCGCAGAAGTAGCGGAAAACAAGTCGGCTGAAGTTGCGGAAGTAGCACAACCGATAGAAGTGGCAAAACAAGAGATTGCAGAGCCTAAAGAAGAATTAAAAGCCGAAGCTAAGACAGAAGAAGTCGAAGCAGTAGCAGAAGCCGAAGCAGTACAAGCTGATGATAAGTCAGACTTGAAAAAATACATGGCTTCTTTTGGTGATGCAGAAGGCGCAAAAATGTTCGTGGAGGGTGTCACTTTTGAGGCCGCACAGCAGAAACACATTGAAAACCAAAATGATACTATTGAATCTTTAAAGGCTGAATTAGCTGATAAGGCTTCAATCATAGAGGCAAGTAAAGAAAGTATTGGTGGTGAAGTACTCGCAATGGGTGCAACCGAGCCAAAAGCCAAAAGTGGCGCAAAAATTAGATTCGCAGATTAATAAAAAAAGGATATATATATAATGGCTAATAACTTAAAAACAGTTGCTGAAGTAGTAGCAATCACCGGTGCAGATTTTGACAGTGGTGAATTTTCCGATATTCTCAATGACGCACCTGCACTTGCTGCAATGGGTGTTAAAGAATCATCTAACGGTAAAGATCACAAATACGTTAAGAAGACAGCCGCACCAGTTGTAGGCTTCATCGGAAATGGCGTAGGACGTGACTTTTCCAAGCTTACATCTATTCCTGTGACAGACGTTCTTCAAGCTATTGACGGCTCAGTAATGATGCCTAAAGTTGCGGCTGATGCTTCTGATAGCAGAGAAGAAGTGGTTGCTACTGAGATCATGGAACACTTGAAAGCGGCTATGTTTGAATTTGAAAAACAAATCTTCAACGGCACAGATAATTCAGCAACCGGATTCAATGGTTTTGCTGATACAGTTAAAACACTTGCAGATGCTCAATTCATCAACGGTGGTGGTACTGGTGGCGGAGCTACTTATACTTCTGTATACATGGTTCGAGTAAATGGTTCTAATAACGGTATTGCTCCAATCGTTAATAACGAAATTGAAGTAGGAACAACTCTTACAATCAATGGCGATCCCGGTGACGGCAAGAATCAGCCTATGTATTACACTCCTATCATGGGCTACACAGGTCTTCAGTTGGGTAATAACTATTCAATCGTTCGTATCGGTAACTTAGACGCGTCAAATGGTTTGACTGATGATCTACTTAGCCAAGCTCTTGAAAGATTCCCTGCCGGCCAACAGCCTACGCACATCTTTTGTAAGCGTTCACAGCGTGGTCTTCTTCAGCGTTCACGCACTACTTACAGTCCAACTGGCGCACCTGCTCCAGTTCCTTCTGATTACGAAGGCTTGCCAATCATCACTACTGATGCAATCGGTCAAGTAGAAGCTGAAATAGTTTAGTAAATGGCGGGATTTGGTCACTTGGCGGGAGTACTCAACGGAACTATTTATAGTGCTGAAGGGGAAACCGTAACGTATGAACTCAACACTCCTTTAAGTGGTGGGCTTACAACTTTGACACTTGACGCGATACAAGCAGAGAGTAGAAGACAGGTGACCAATGAACTCGGTTCACTGACTAGAATAAAAACCAAAGATTTCTTGATAAAAGTGAGTGAGATGGATGCGCTAGGAGTAACGAAACCAAGACGCGATGACAAAATAACAACTCAAGCCGGACAGGTTTGGCAAGTTATGAGTCCAGCTAGTGGCTTAGATTATTTCGAGTATTCAGATCATAAACAAACGCTTTACAGAATCCACACTAAGAAGGCTAAGCAATGAGTTTAACAGGCGTACAAGTAGCGCAGTTGGTTACGGATCATTTAATAAATGTATTCGCAGGCAATCCCGATGTAGAAGTGACTCGAAACTATTTTCCATCAATGGACAGGGGCGAGTATGCAAAGGGAGAATATAAAATCAATGTTTGGCCATCAGCTTTAAGCAGTGAGGCAGTAGGGCGTGGACGTTCGGCAAATTCCCGGAGTCTTTCAAGAACAATCGGGGTCGCGGTTATAGGTAGGGCTGAAAGTACAGTTGATGCCAATGATAACGACACTTTTGATCAGTCAGTTATGGACGATTTTATATTGTTCATTGAAGAGGTAAACCAATCAGTTAACGGTGTTGAGGGTCTTTCATTGGAAGACATAGAAGACGCTGATTACATGGACGGCTTAACTTTAGAATCAAATCAATTATTAGCTACAAGTATAAACGCAACATATAAGGAGATCTCAGAATGAGTTCAAGACAAGGTAAAGACCATAAAATTTATTTATCGGCAAGCCTGCTCACTGATACAAGTGGCGCAGGTGCAACATGGGTGGAGTTTCTACCCGTAGAGTCAACAAGTTCAGAAATTGCACGTGAAGAAGTTACATTCAAAACGCGCGAAAATGGTGGAGCAGAGCAAACGCTAGGCGGTTCACTATCAAACACAATCGAAGTAAATTGGGCGTATTTGTCCGGTGATGCAAATGCAGAGCTTTTACTAGATTCAATCGTAGCAGATAACGCTGTGGCGGTCGCTGATATGGATGGAGATATTACAGTAAGTGGTAACTCTGGACAAATTGGTAATTATACGATTACTAATTACAGCTCAGACAAGCCTATTGACGGTGTGGTTAATATCACAGCATCATTAAAGCTTGCAGATGCGTTTTTCAATATGAATTACCAAGTATAAAAAACTTAGTCCTTTGCGGGGCGGGGGTGTAAAAACCCCTTTTTTCGCAAGGCTATTTTAACCCGCAAACAAAGAAGGATTAATATGTTATTCAAAGATAAAAACGGCAAGAGTTATTCACTCGCGATTAATTTTGGTAATGCGCGAAAAGTCACAAAGCTTTATGGTGTGAATTTATTAGACACACAGAAAACACTGGAAGCAATCAGCCTGGATAAAGAAGACACTCGAAACGAAAATACAATGCTTTTGATTGATATGGCATTCTCATTAGCAGAATCTAATGCAGAAGGTAAGTCACTAGACCAAGATGCTTTTTACGAGAGTTTAGACGGCGATGCAATTAATGATCTAAGTATGGCTTTTCTACATGGCCTTGAAAATTTCACTACGAGTCCGGCAATGAAGATAATACTACAGCGCAGTCGGATGATGATCGAGAAGACGCAGGCGGAACTAGTGGAGAAAGTGAAGGCACTCGACTTTTCGGAGGTGCTGAAGGTTGGGAATTAATATATAAGGTCGCTGGGGCTTTGGGTTTAGATCCTAGCCCTTTTACTATACCAGAATTGTTCTGGCTATATGAAGGACACGACAGGCAAGAGTGGATGTATACGGCTTCGATTAATGCCACACAAAGCGCAGCAGCGGGGGCTAAAAACGTTTCTATAGATAAGCATCACCCATACTTAGCCGGACAGAAAGCCACAGCAATGAAAGCAAAATTATTAGCAATGAAAGCAAAAAGAGAAGCAAGCTAAAATGATAAAAGTACTGGTCACAACTGATAAATTCGCATCGCGGATGATCAAGAACGGAGAGAAGAAGAAGCGTTCAGCTCTTTTCCGTATGGCTAGTGCTTCTCGAAGTGAGCTTAGAAACGTGGTTAGAAAAAGAAAGAAGACATCAGAACCCGGCAAAGCTCCAAGCGATCACGGTGTGTATAGAAATACGGCATTGTTTTCAGTCAGTGCAACCTTAAGAGGGTTCACAGCCGGCTTTGCGGATTATAAAGCTAAGGGTGTTGATGGTAGAAAATCAAAGGTGTTATCCTTGGGCAAGAATCTCGCACAGGATAATTTAGAATTTGGTGGAACGATTACGCAATTAACAATCTATAAAGATAGAAGCGCAAACCCCAAGAGAAACGTTTTTAACATCAAGGCAAGACCACACGTATTCGTGGCGAGAGAAAGACTTTTCACAAGTTCAACAAAGAACCAACGCAAGTTTGTCGCGGCTCAACAGTATTTAATTGATAGAGGATATTTAAAATAAATGGCACAAGCACCAAAAGGGCGCGCAGTTATCGAGATGCTTCTTGATACCAATCAACTGACAAAGAGCCTTAAAAGAGTAGAAGATAACTTCAAAAAAGTAGGCGCGAATATATTAAAAGTAGGCGCGGGGTTCACTGCATTTGGTGCGGCTTTAGCAGCTCCATTAATCGCGGCCACAAAGGAGTATGTAAAGTTCGGTGATACGGTTGATAAGATATCATCAAGAACAGGTACGAGCGCAGAATTTATTAGTGCTTTAGGATTTGCCGCAGAACAAAGTGGGGCAGATATTAACACACTTGAAAAGGCGATAATAGGACAACAAAGAACCTTGAACGATATGAACCAAGGATTAAAAACGGCTATTGATTCCTATGCGGCTTTAGGTCTTACGGCTAAAGACTTTGAAGGTTTGAATACTGAGCAATCATTTACTAAGATCGCACAAGCTTTATCGGAAATAGATGATCCTAGTTTAAGAGCGGCGACGGCATTAGAAATATTTGGTAAAGCCGGACAGAAGCTAATCCCATTAATAAACGGTGGCGAACAGGCAATAAAAGATTTTACAAAAGAAGCTGATAAACTTGGAATAATCCTTTCAGAAGACGAGGCAAAGAAAGCCGCAGAGTTAGCCGATGCAACCAATCGAGCGCAAAGAGCTTTGCAAGGTTTGAAGATTAGATTCGGTGCTGAGTTAGCAGAGCAATTTATTACAGTGGTTGACAAGATCACAGAGTTTATTGTAAAATCTAAAGAGTTTGTAGTTAAGAATAAAGGCTTAATTAAAAGCGCACTACAATTAAGCGCGGGACTAGTCGCGGCAGGTGTGGCAATATCTTCAATAGGTGTGGCTTTCATTGGTGCGAGCTTCGCAGTAAGTGGGCTATCTTCAGTTATTGGTATTTTATCCAGTACAGTTATATTATTGACTTCATCATTTGCGGGTTTAGGCGTGGCAATATTTGCGGGTTTAATATCTCCTTTGGGAATTGCGACACTTTCAGTAACAGCTATTTTAGCAATAACTAATGATTTAACCGTGGCAGTCACAGACTTAGCGACAAGCGCAAAGAATGATTTAGGCGGGGCATTTGATGACGCAAAGAATAATTTTAATTTACTTAAGCAAGCTATTTTAGCCGGTGAGATTGAGCTAGCTTTCAAGATATTAGCATCATCAATAAAATTATTTTTCTTGGATGCTTTCAAGAGTATTACAAACAGTTTCGCGGAATGGGTGGCTTTAACTAATAGCTCATTAAATAATATTGCAGTAAGCTTTCAACAGACTTTTTTATTCATCAAACAATTATGGACTAGATTAAGATTGGTATTCTCTGAGGTTAGTGATGCACTTGCAGGTGCTTTCCTTTCCGTATTGCCTAAGATTGAAAATCTATTCATTGGGATAGTTACCAAAATAAAATTGCTATGGGTAGATATCAAGGGATTGATCGAAGGTGGCATAAAGTTTACTAAGGGCGACATCAGTGGGGCTAAACAAACATTTACAGACCTATTAGCCGAGCGAGAGAAAATACAAAAAGAAGCAGATAAAGAAATCAAATCGAATCTAAGTCTTAGCTTTGGAAAGATTGAAAGCGACTTGACCAAGCAATTAAAATCTGATATTGATGGGATCACAAAAGAGATTGATCGACTAGAGAAGGGTGCTTTAGATTTCACGTTAGCGGCCTTCAGTGTTGCGGATGACTCGAAGGCAGAAACTGATCAAGCTATTAAAGACGCAAAGCAAGAGATCAAGTTCCTTGGATTAGTAGCAAAGCAAACGGCACAGAAACAATTACTCGCAAATGAAGAGAAGAAGAAAGAAGACAAAGAAGCGGCCAAAGTTTTCAAGTCTTTGATCCCTAAATTTGGGCAATTGGCAGAAACAGGATCTTCTGGAGCATTAAAATTATTTGGAAACACAAACCCACTAGTTAAAGAACAACAGCAAGCAAATAAAACACTTGCTCAGATAGCTTTAAACACTAGTAAAATTGAGGTTAGATAAATGGCATTACTTGAATTAATACAACAACCCGGTCAAAGTAAATCCATTGCTGATGATGGTGTAACAAGCATTAATATAAAATACATTGGTAAGTTTGATGTCGCGCCAGTTGATTCATTTGAAGCGGATCAATTAGCGGGATTATATAAAGGATCAGCATTAGCGGGTGGCAGTGGCTTAAGTCTTCAAAGTTGGACAACAACCGAAACAGATAACGCATTAGTTTGGATCTTTGATAATACATATAAGACTGCAACCTATGACGACACTGGTGGTGGTGGACCGGGTGGAGGTGGCACAGATAATTCTATAGGAATCGAGCCTTTTTCATGGTCTGAGACTCGCGAAACTATTGTAATGAATACAGCGGGAGATCCAATGTTCCCAGCTATTCAAGACAATGAGTATTGGCCCGGAATAAAGATCATTTGGAACGATGCGGTTTTAGACTTTGATAATTATAATATCGGTGGTGCCGTTAATGATGTAGCGATAACGGTGGCAGGTGTTGATATACCTGCCTTTTGTGCAAAGGCGGGGGCTTTAGAATATCGCAAAGTATTGAATGGCACTACAACATCATGGCAGAAGATACTTCCTCTTTACCTATGCTTTAAAAAAGCTCGGGGCGCGGGTACGGGCCATGCAATAGGAAACACAATAGGCTTTCAAAAAGAAATTGTAAATAACGGCTTTAGGCTAAATGTAGCCGGTGTTCCTACTCAGATATTGAGCGAGGATGGGCAAGAGATAACACAGCCAGTTAGGATTAATGCTTTAGGTGATGCGGTTCTATTACCAGTTGATCCGGACCATACCATCTTAGTACAACCCACAGAACTTAATGACTTTTCTGATTTAGATCTTCCAAGCGCAACACCAACATAATATTATGGCTATTCTACTCTCAAACAATACTTACAATAGATTCGACAAGGCTGCGAATGATGTCAATGGTCTTTTGAATGTCGATAAAGGTGGCAAAGGTCAGCTACCTTTCAAGGGTGCTAATGTTCAACGCCTAGCACGATTAACAATAGAAACCACAACTCCAAACGGTGGCCTTACATGGCAAGGTGAGGAAGTTTACTTAGATGATACTGGCGCAGTAGTCGCAAAAGTTGGGGGTGTTCAATGGGACGATGATAATCCGATTTTCACCCTAAATGTGGCCACGGCACTATCCGTTATGATGGTAAGCACTAGCGGAAGACCTGCTGTTGATCCCGACCCCGCTAAACGTTATTGGTTTGGTAATCCCGGCGGTGGCGGTGGCGGTGGAACGACTATGTATAGACTCTTAGTTAATAATGATTTCACACTTGCATTGAACGGTTCGAATGGTGCTGATGTTGATTTAGTTAACGATCAGAACGTGGTCATCACTTCATTGGTTACAGTCACACAGAGGAAATATACAACGGCTAATTTTTACGCGGGTGAGTATCTTTACGCTATTGATTACAGTTTAGGCGGGTATTTACTAGATCCATTCTTATCGGGTATCGGTGGCGCATAATGGCTAGCGGATGGACTACAAGCGGGATTGATTGGACTAGTGCTAATACTATGCGCAATAGTCGAACTGAGGATATTGTAAGAGAGATATACTTGGCCACACATGAGCGTGATTTTTGGGTGCGGAGATGGACGCAGAGATATAACACTAATTATAGTACATCTTTTTCAAACATTGAATATACATCAAGAACTAGAGTCGAGAACCAAATAAGGTTTATTTACGATACCTTACGGGCTTGGTTGACATTAGATTTGACTCCAAGCATAGGAGGTTTATTTGTACCAAATCAAGCGGTTTGGATTGATGAAAACCAAATAACACAAGGGCAAAGCTTAACAGATTCAGTCAATTTAGGGATAAAGCACTGGGACATGGAATCAAGCGGAAACCTTGAGACTGAACTATCTATAGATCTAGGATTTTTAAGAACTACAGGGAACTACAGAATAAGACTAGACGAATTATTTGTAGTCTACAAAATATTAAACTTCTTGACGAAATGCCGAGCCTATCAAATAGAAAGTAATGGAGATGGTACGGGCTTCTCTGATGAGTTGATAAACTTAAATATCTCAAGCGGTGGAAGTGGGGCGCGTATATATCAGCACTCAAGTGGAAACTTTGCAGATCCCACAACGACAAAAGCCTATAATGATTGGGCATCAAGTTCAAGGACTACATTCACAGGCGCATTTGTGCTTGCGGGGTATAA